CGAGATACTTGCGAGGCTCACCCCTGCTGAAACGCCTGATGAAGAGGAAGAAGAGGAAGAGCCAGAGGAAGAGGAAATAGACCTGACCGAAATACTGGCAGAGGTATTCGGTGAAGATGCTGATGAAGAACTGGATGGCGAGCCGCATATACTGACCGCAGAAGAGCGGATAGCGAAGATGCAGGGCAAAGTCATCCAGAAGTAGTAGCTTTATGAAAGGGGAAGTATGATGAAACAGGATAACATCAAGGAAAGATTCCGTCAACTAGATAACGACAGGAATAAGCTATATGATACCATAGCGAATAAGACGGAATCCGATAGAAAGCAGATAGAGGAAATAGAAAAAGCAATGGACGAGAAAACTGCCGAAGACCGAACTGCGATCAAGGAATTAAATGAGCAAATCATAGCTTTACGTTTGGAATGCAGTCATGTTTGGCAGGATCAGGATCCGGCAACAATAGATCTACTAGGTTTTCCATATCCTGTTTGTACTAAATGTGGTTTAGGTGAACTGACTTACCTGCTACATAGCCGTGGATGGACAGAAAGCATTTGAGCATGGATTAACTGGATCTCGTTCAACCGGTTTTGGGGCAGGGCTTTCCGTAAAAAATGTCCTGCACAATAGAATATCCACAAAAACGGGTCAGATGGCGAAGTTTGCGCTGACCCGTTTTTCTTTGCCATTTGACCCGTATCAAAGCAGAAATATCAGGCGCAAGCTGGAGATAGATTTGAGAGCTATCAGGCAACGGCGCTGGAGATATTAGCAAACCGACGTAAGACACGGAAATGAAAGAGAGACAACTGATTCGCAGAGGTGAAAATGATAAATGGCTTTAACTAAAGAAGAAATAGCGGCGCTGACTGCTGAGATACAGAAGAACCTGGATGCGCCGGCCAAGCCTCCCAAGGTAGACATAAAGCAGGAGCTTACGAAGCAGCTTGCTGAAGTCAAGACTCAATGGGATAAAGAAAAGGATGAAGCAATCAAGGCTGCACTGGCAAAGCAGGCAGAGGAACACGAGAAAGCCCTTGATGAACTCAAACCGCAGCCGAAGGAGAAGAAGCTGCCCACCAAGGAAAATGACCCGACAGGCGGCTTTCCTACCATTTCTGAGTTTGGCGAAGCTGTAGCGAAGGCTGGCATGGGCAGAGGGCTTGATCCTCGTCTGAAGATGATCATGGAAAAAGCCGCAGGTGCAGGGATGGAAGAGGGCGTTGATTCTGAGGGCGGATTCCTCGTTCCAGAGGAACACGCCACCAGGCTGCTTGAGAACGGCATCGGATCGTCTGATCTCCTGTCCCGCGTCACGGAGATACCCATGCAGAGCAATAGTATCGCCATTCCCTGTGTCGTTGACACTACCAGGGCGAGCGGGCTGTTGTTCGGCGGCGTGATCGTCTACCGCAAAGCCGAAGAGGGTACTGGCACATCATCCAAGCCGAAGATGGGTGAAGTAAGGCTGACGCTGCACAAGCTGTTTGGCCTGGCGTACTCATCTGACGAGCTGATAGAGGACAGTCCTGTAAGCATCGGTGCTATGCTTGAGCGGATGTTTACCGATGCCTTTGCCGCGAAGCTGGAGTATGAAATTATCAACGGCACGGGCACAGGCGAGCTGGAAGGCCTATTCCAGGCTAACTGCAAGATACAGCAGGACAAAGAGGAAGGGCAGACAGCCGACACTATCGAGTATGACAACATTGTGAAGATGTACTCCCGTATGCCTGGCAGGAACAGGCGACGTGCGGTGTGGCTGATCAATGACGACTGTATTCCGCAACTGTTCACGCTCAACTTGGCTGTAGGTACTGGCGGCGTTCCAGTATTTATGCCTGCCAATGGTGCATCTGCAACACCTTACGACACGCTGTTTGGCAGACCCATTATCAGTAACGAGAACTGCGCCACCATTGGTGATGCAGGCGACATCTGGTTCTGGGACCCCACCGAATACCTGCACGGCGTAAAGGCAGGAGCGGGCATCAAGTCCATGACTTCACTACATTTCAAGTTCGACACGGACGAGACGGCTTTCAGGTGGACGTTCAGGGATGATGGAATGTGCTGGTGGCCCGGTGCTTTGACGCCGCGTGTATCAAGCACCACGCTGAGTCCTGTAATCGACCTTCAAGCGAGATAGCAGCGAAAGCTGATCAGATAAAGAGGTGAATTCGATAAATGGCTACTTTTACTGAAAACAACAAGATAGTGCCAGGTATAGCTCCCATAGACCTGAACGGCGGAGTCAGGAGCGGCGATTGGGTAAACATGGCACACTACAACCGCCTCACTATCATCTTTATGGGCGGGGCGCTCACTGGCGCGCCGACACTGACCATCAAGAAAGGCACAAGCGTAGCTGGCGCAGGCTCAGTGGCGATGGCGTTCAACTACAAGACGTGTACCAATCCAGCGTCAAGTGATTCGCTGTCTGCTACATTCACAGCCGCAACGTCTTCGGGCGTTAAGTTCTCTGCTTCTTCCACCAACCCGCTGATCGTGGTGGAAATAGAGGCAAGTGAACTGGCGACGACTGCCACGGCTTATGACTGTGTAGCAGCGGTAGTGCCTGATCCGAGCAATGCTGCTCTTGGTGCTGTGCTGTATATCCTGAGTGAGCCGAGAATCGGCAGGGACGTGCCGCCAGCGGCTGTATCCTAGCACTAACTTACTGAGGGGGCTTCTGCCCTCTCAGTTTACAGCAAAGGGGAATATGATGGGAACGACAATAAGGCTTCTGAGGGAATGGATGGGCCATACTGGCGATGATACAGAGGGCGAGGGCCAGGGCGAAGAGCTTAATGTTACTGAACGCTTTGCCAAGCAGCTTATAGACAGGGGTACGGCTGTCATGGTTAAGCAGCCTATGCCCGATGAAATACCTACCGTCAGGGTCAGGCTCATTGATGAGTGGATGACCAGACCAGGCGACAAGCAACTGGGCGAGGGCAAAGGGCAGGAGTTGAACATGCCAAGACCGTTAGCGGAGAGGCTGATCAGGGAAAAGAAAGCCGTAGACCTGGATGCTAAGCCCAAGCGCAAGCGAACCCCCACGAAGAAGCGCGTAAGCAATCCGCCGAAAAACAAAGCAGTTCAGGCGGAGGATACAGAAAACAAATAGCCAACAAAGAGAGGTGAATCTCTTTGGCTACAACAATACAAGATGATTTTGTTTCCGGCCTGTACTACATATACGAGAAGGCTATAGGCAGAAGCACCACAGGCGACGTGGCTAAGTTCGGCACGGCTGACGTGGTGATCGGAAACACATTAAATGATATAGATTTCTACGTCTACGGCGGCGAGACTAACTATCTCAAGTACGATTGCGGTAACAGGAAGCTATCACTGGTAGGCACAGCATCCTGTATGGACATAGCTGCATCAGGCGATAGTACGTGCAGCACCTTTACGGATAGCTTTAACGAGGTGCTGAACGTCTACAGCGGCGTTCCAAGTACAGGTGATGACCTGACCAGCGGCACGCCTTTTTGCGGCATACACAGCCGATCCGTATGGGTGAAAGCCCAGACCAACGACATATCCATCTATGCGATAGAGGGACATTTCCGACCGAAAGCCAACTGGACGCAGGGTGTCCATGCTGCTGTGCGCGGCTACGTGGAGGAATCTGGAAGCACCACGCACGGCGGGCAGACATCGGCACTGTTAGCAAGTGTCGAGACCAGTTCAGGCTTCACCCTCTCAGCTAGCTCCTACCTTGAAGGCTTGCGGGTGGAGTCGCTGATGCACGATACGTGTACATTGACAGGTACGCTATCTGGAATATACATAGCAAAGGGTAGCGGGAAAGAGCAGTTTAAGTACGGCATCTATATAGATGATTCTGCTGAGGTGTCAATATATAGCAATACGACACCATCAGGAACATCTGCTATTAACGCATGGGAATGCACTGTTACAGACGCCTGTACCACGTCCAGCGGCTATGCTTACGGAATCCACGTTACAGCTAACAACACAGGTGCCAAGTCAGGAGGCTGTTCTAACACGCAGTTCAATCCCATCGGTGTAGATTTCACACTTACGGCGGGCGGTTCGGCTGGATTCTATGCGCTTTACGCCTATATCATGAAGAGCGGAAGCCCAACACTTTCCAGCGCGGCGGTAGCAGGTGTCAACGTGGAACTTACGGAGCTTGGGGCAATAGACTATTATGCAGGCTTGTGGGTGAACAAATACAACACAACCAAGGCGACAGGGCCAGATGCATTCTGCTTATTCAGTAACCAGGGATCAGGCGTAACCAGGACATGTTTCTATGTCCAGGGTGATAAGCCCGATTACTTGATACAGACTGCTAACTATGCCACAGATAACATGATGGTGGTAGGTTCGGGAACATACTCTACAGCAGATGGATATTTCAAATGCTACCTGGGAACGACAGAGGTACGTATACCATTTTACACGGGCGTAGACGCATAATATTAGTGAAAGAGAGCGTTTGCCAGGCCGAAAGCCCTGGCACAGGGAGTTGAAAAACATAAATGCCTAGAGCAACAGGCAACTGGAAAATAGAAACAGACTGGGCATCAGGTGAAATATACTGGTATGAGAAAGCGGTCGGACGTAGCACTACAGGCGACCTGGTGAAAATAGGAACATCTGAGGTCGCTATCGGGAACACAGGACAGGATGTTGACCTGAAGGTATATATCGGTGAATCCGGCAATACCTACATGCAGACCGACGCAGGGAACGGCAAGGTCTACTTCTACAAGACTACTACAAGCACGTCTCCTGGCAGGTTTCTGTATATACAGGCGCTCGGTTCGCTAATGGCGTCTGGTCAGAACCTCCAGGGAATGCAGATCCGCTCCCGCGCAACGGGAACGGGGACGATAGCAGGAGGTACTGACGGAGCGGAAATCAAAGCCGGTCTAAACAGCAATAGCGACACAGGTACAATAGCGGGCGCGAGGGCTATCATAGCCAATATAGACGCCAAAAAAGGAACTATTACCACGGGAACCTGCCTTGAAGCGCAGGTAGACCTGGGCGCTGGCGGGGAAATCACTACGCTCTACGGTGTACGCGCTGCGCTGAATAACTCTGGTACAGTTACCAACGGCTACGCGTATCACGTCGATGCTGTGGCAGGCTATCCGTGGACGTATGGTCTATATATCAAGAGCCAGATGGCGACTACGGGCATCTATATTGGTACATCAACCACGGGCATAACATTCGCAGGTACTCTGACTACCGGGATCAGCTTCGGGTCCGCTACGGTGACGACTGACATCACCAAAGCCGGGGATATGACTATCAGTACAACCGGCACGACAAAGAACCTGACATTAAGTACCACAGGGGATATTGCGCTAAATCCTGCTGGTGCTGATATAACTATCGGAGGGGTTAGTGGCAGTGCGGGCAAGCTAACGGCACATGCTACGAAGCTAACCGTATACGGCGGTGACACTACAGGCGATGATCTGGTGTTGATGGCTAATAGCGCAGACAATGAAGCCATTACCCTGAACGGTGCAGGCGCTATAGCTTTTACCAATGCGAATAATGTGACGTTCAGCGGGCCTGTAGTCGAAGGGGAAAGCGGCGATACTACATGCGTCGCTCTGTCAAACACATCCAGGAACGGCATGGTAGTTTATTCGGGAACGCCCACCAGCGGCGGGACAGATTTTACCACTGGCAACCCGATTTCTGGCATACGCTCAAGACTTCTGGTAGGAACAGCCCAGACTAATGATACGTCATGGTATGGCGTATTCGGGCAGTTACGTATCAAGGCTAACAGGTCGCAAGGCATCGGCGCTGCCGTGCGCGGATACGTGGAAGAATCCGGCGATACTACTATGGCGGCTGGGCAGACTTCTGCACTTCTGGCATCAGTAGAAGTTAGTTCAGGCTTTTCGCTTTCTGCTGGTAATCTAGAAGGCTTGAGAGTCGAGTCATTGGCTGATGCTTCAGCAACTATGACAGGTGCTTTCAACGGTATTTATGTGGCAAAAGGCAGCGGAAAGTTGGAATTTGATTATGGCATCTATATAGACGATGCTGCAACGCGATCCATTTACTCCAACACAACGCCAGCAGGTTCCAGCGCGGTCAATGCGTGGGAATGTACGGTTACAGATGCCTGCACTACATCTAGCGGCTATGCCCACGGTATCCATGTCTCGGCTAATAATACGGGGGTTAAGACTGGCGGATGCTCTGCGACACAGTTCAACCCTATCGGTGTAGATTTGACTTTAACCGCAGCGGGAAGCGGAGCGTCAGGAGCAGGTTTTTATGCACTATACGCTTATATAATGAAGAGCGGATCGCCGGATTGCTCCCATTGTTCCGTGGCAGGCGTGAACGTGGAACTGACAGAGCTTGGCGCAATAGACTATTATGCAGGGCTGTGGGTGAACAAGTATAATACGACTTTGGCAAGTGGCCCTGATGCCTTCTGCTTATTTAGCAATCAGGCAACTGGGGTTACTCGCGCGGGTTTCTATTTCCAGGGCGATAAACCCAGTTATCTTATTCAGTGTGCTAATAATGCTACTGATAATATGCAGGTAGTTAGTTCGGGAACATACTCTACAGCAGACGGATATTTCAAGATATATCTGGCAAGTACAGAATATCGCATTCCATTTTATGCTGGCGTAGACTGAGTTCTATATGCGGCATGAGGATCATATATGAAAAGAAGCGATGCCACAATCATGAGGATTGATGGAATTGGAATTAGAAAAGATAGAGCTGGATCAGACAAAGCTAACAGGCAAAGATATTCTATCTCTTACAGCGGAAACACAGATACAGATCCGCACCAGGGAGCAGGGACAGGACGTGGTTCTGGTACTCAATGAATCTGTGCCAGCTTAACGGCTATGAACATGACGCATAAAAACACATCGGAGGTGAAAATGAATGCCTAAATCGACAGGAGTAACAAATATAGGCCAGGACTGGTCTTCAGGCAACATGGTGTACTTTGAGGAAGCAGTAGGCAGAAGCACGTCCGGTGATGTGCTGAGTATTGGAACGACTGCTGTGGCTGTAGGGAATACAGGAAATGACATAGACTTCACAGTCTACACAGGCGCATCCGCTACCTTTAAGGTGGATTGCGGCAATGCCGCTGTTGAACTGACAGCGACGCGGATAGACTGTAAGTCCGTCACAGCTAATACGGATGGTGCTTTTATCAAGGCGGGAACATCGAGTTCACCTATCGTCAAGGATACTAGCAATCTAAAGTTCGTCAGCCTATATTTCGATAACGGCGCGACAGGCGGTGACAATCGCGGGATATACAACAGGCTGTATCTTACAGGTGCAGGCGGCGGCGGAGAATCGCTGCGATCCTTTACGACGGTAAGCAACGTAGCAGGCAGTACGGCTCACGGCGCGCACCTCAGTCTGAGTTTCGGGACAAGTGGCAGTATAACAGGACTCGGTGTAGCAACAAGAGCGACGCTTCACGTTCCCAACGTAGTCATGTCGGGTGGTACTTATGCCGCAGGTCAGTCTGAAGTATATTTTGATGGCACAACAGCCCGGATAGCAGGTACTACTGTAAGCAGTATCCACAGGTTCGTTGCGGATGGGGTTTCGGGATATACAAATGACCTGCCCTACGTTTTCGAGTTTGTAGGGCTTAACTCCACGCAGTGGGAGACGACATTTTCAGATACGCCGGATCGCGGGCTGAAGATTCGCGTAAATGGCACAGCATACTGGATCGCCTGCACTCAGGCGACAACATAAATATGGCGGCTGCTGCGTATGTAGCAGCCGTAACGCAAAGGAGCAAATGAATGAAACCAATTCAATTTGAAGCGAGAATGCTAATAGGACTGAACAGGGCTCTGGGCGAACTGGCAGAGCAGAAAACCATCCCCAACAAGCTTTCATACTGGCTTATGCGTATCAGCAGGGAAGTAGTCAAGGAGATTGAAACCTTCGAGCAGGCACGCATGAAAATCATAGACAAGTATGCAGATAAGGATGAGGATGGGCAGTATAGAACGGAAAATGACCAGTACGTGATCCCCGACCAGGCTGGCTATGCCGCTGAATTCGAGGAGATTGCCGCTAATCCTATCGAAATCCGGTTCAACAAGGTCAAGGTGAACCTGGATGAGTTGGATAAGCGGGGCGTGGAAATCAGCCCTGAATCATATTTCTACCTTGACCTTATCTTCGATATAGAAGAAGAGACGGAAGCAGCAGAGGAAGCAGAAGAGGACAGCCCTGTTCAGATCCTTGAGATGAAAAAGGACTGATGTGAATGGCAACAGGAACAGTAACAGAAACTTATGAAAAGCTATACCCGGTAAAGAAGGTGACGCTTGACTGGACGAGTTCGGCTGGGGGCACTATCAGTGGCACAGCCTCCAGCCACCTGAGCGGCATAATAGAGCGGGTCTGCCTTGTGCCATCCAGCGCCACCGCCCCCACTGCCTTGTATGATGTGACTATACTTGACGACAATTCCCTGGACATCCTACAGGGGCTTGGGCTGAACCTATCAGCCAGCGTGAGCAAGCAGTTCGGGATAGGCGAAGAGGTATGGATAGAGGACAGCGCGGATACGGAGCTATACAAAACCAAGTCCTATTCCGGCTCTGACGCAACTGTATCAGCAACTATCCTCTACACCTCCGACATCATGCAGGACAGGGACACTGACACGGTAATTGACATAAAGTTCGACGCAAGCGGGACGACTGATAACCTTCTCGTGTACCTCTACAGGCGGCGTGACGCTACGTGGGATAACGACGAGATAGCAAGAACCAGTGTGGAGATCACCAGCGACGGCTCTGAGGACATCTATAGCATGGATCTGGATAGCTACGGGCCGGGGCATTACCGCCTGGGCATAGCATCCGCTGGCAGCACAGATGACTACGGAGTGGACATTGAGATGCGGCAGTATCATAGAGTCACCTTCCGTGGAATAGCAGTAAACAGCCCGCTCACGCTGGGCATAACCAACGCTGGCAACGCCAAGTGCGGCGATGTCATACTCTATCTGAGGTGAGGACATGGGAGATATTTCAGGGACATTTACGTGGGAGCCAAACCTTCAGGTAGCTGGCGTGACTGTGACTTTTACGGCAGACGCACAAAGCGAAACAGCGGGCGGCACTGTAGTCGCTATCACAAAGTACGAGTGGCAGTTCGGGGAAGGCGCGCCACTCGTAAATGGCGAGGATAGCGATGAATATGCGCATGTATTTGTAGACCCTGGCACTTATGATGTGGGATGCAGGGTGACTGATGCTGACGGAGCAAAGGCGACTCAGCGGAAGGACGTTGAAATAACCAAGAGGTACAGGGCAACGGGCAGATGGGATCAGAAGCCCATCCGGGCGACGGTGATACTAACTGAGTATGCAGCGGGAAATGCAGCAACGGGTAATAGCTGGCGACTGCCGTTTGATACGCTCAACCGGGACTATACAGAAATAGCGCAGAGATTCAAGCCGCTGATAGAAAACCCGGACGTACCGCCCACGCGAGCTATACTGGACGAGATAGAAGATCAGGTTAACGAGGCGATGAAGGAGTAGAAATGCGAAAGCTGATATTTGCGCTGGTAATAGTCATGATATTCGCTGGCTGCGCGAAGCAGGCGCAGCCACCGCCTGTTGATGGATTTGGCATAGCTGGTTGGCGCAAGCCGTCATATACTGCTACGCTGAATCACATCCATCCAATGGCGAGGGGACTACAGCTCATGTGGCTGATAAATGAGAGTCCCGCCGCCAGCCTGTTCGACCTGACGCGTAATGGCTACACAGGGACTATAACCGGCCCTACGTGGACACACGGCGACCGTGGGCCGGTGCTTTCCTTCGACGGCACAGACGACTACCTGCAAGCCACGCGCATAAGCGGTATGAGCGACTGGTCTGCCTATATCCGGTACTGTCCGATTGATGTTAGCAATGCCTATGCCCTGCTAGACCAGGGTGATATACTCATCACGCAGAACAGCGATGATATAGTCTGGGGATTCACAGACAGCGGGAATGTAGACAATACATCAACAGCCAGTACAGTCCTATCAAGCGGAACGTGGGTTAGCCTTCTTGCTACCAAGTCAGGAAGCAGCCACGTCCTGTACGTCAACGGTATATCTACTGATACACTCAGCGACGCCAGTACACCACTTACCAGCGAGACATATCTATCGGCAGGCAAGCGCACAGGGACGGGTATAGCTTACGTCGCATTGACGCCATCGAATCTTACCTCTGAGCAGGCAGTCAGCGGGTTACTTGAATACTCCCGCGGATCTGCCGATATGTCCGGGACGCTGTACGAAAATGCACCCGCGCCGAGACAGGGAACTATCGAATTCTGGACTAAGCCATATTTCGCTTCTACCGATACCAATACACGCTACCTGCTTGACGCTTCATGTGTCGTGCTTTACTGGAACGGTTCAGCGACGCAGTGGAAAGCTACTGTCAACGGCGTGAGCATCACCGCAAGCGATACCTTTTCTGCGAACACATGGATACACGTTGTATTGAGATGGGAGACCGAAGGGACTGATTCTCTCGACCTTGCCATTGACGGCACAGATGCAAGCACAGTGACGACCTCCCAGACGGTAGGAACGCCGTCGAGTACGCTCTACGTTCATAAAGACAACGCAGGGTCAAACACATATTCAGGTGCATCGGCTTTTAGATGGCTGAATAGGAAGATAGCTGATGCTGATATAGATACGCTATATGCAAGTGGAAATGGAAATCTGGACAGCTTTGACGTGACGCAGGATGTTGCGGCATGTTCAAATTTCACCGACAGCGCCACCTCCATCCGGGCGCAGCATAGGGGCAAGACAGTCTCGGCTATAACAGATGGCGCTACAGAGGACACACTGACCGTGGCAAGCGGAGCGGATAATTCATTCGCTGATAATGATGAGGTAGCTGTATATGATGCATCTGCAAATATTGTCTTCGCCAGTGTTGATGGCGATCCATCATCTACGAGTATGGCGATAGACGATGGCGCAGGCGGCGATCCTAATGCTGATGAAACGGTAAGTAACACAGCTTTTGTGACGAAAAACCTATTCTCTGATCCAGGGTTTGAAAGTAATTCAACGAGCTATATAACTGACGGTTCAGTTGATGCGGATTTTACACTCAGCATTGATAGCACATTGGCCTCATTTGATAGGTATTCCCAGAAAATTGTCATAGCAGGTGCAGATGATAGCGACGAGGTGCAACTGAGAAACCCCAACCTATCCAACGGCGGCGACTACGCGACACGGTTCTTCTCACAAATAGCAGACTTCGACTTCTATCCCGACCTGCCTGTTCGATGCTATATGGATATTGATGGCTCTGCAAATGTTGTAACGCAAGAACTATTTGCATCAATGCAGTTAAGAGATAAACACAGGGAATTCCAGGGATATGGCTATTCCGTCTGGGGCGATGGTACATATATCTATCTTGCTAATTATGGCGGACTCCACGCCTACTCGTTCAATGGAAGTGCATTCACCCATTTAGATCACATCGACGACGGCGGAAATGGCTGGGGCGTGTGGGGCGATGGGACGTACATATACCTGGCGAACCACTCCGATGGTCTGCGCGCCTACACCTTCAACGGCACGACGTTTACCAACGTAGGACAGATTGATGACGGCGGAAATGGCTGGGGCGTGTGGGGCGATGGGA